GAGGAGAAAGCGGCGGAAATCGAGGCAGCGAAGGCCCGAGAGACCGAAAAGGCGGAAGAGGATGAACCGGATCCGGAAGAAGAACCGGAACTGGAAAAGCACGGTAAAGGAACACCCAAAGAAAAGAAAAATGCCCTTAAAAACGCATACAACTGGCTGAAACGTTTTTTCGGGAAAGCCCCGGGGAGAGACGGGGCAGCTTTAGAATGGTGATAAACGACCTCTACAGAATGGAGGACAAACAGGTGGAAACTTTATTCTCGTTCGATGAAGAGGTACTGAAGAAAGCCCTGAAGAACATATACAGCAAAGATTTCCATCCCATGACCGACATCGAGGAGAACCTGTTCGAGGCCACGTGGAAAACGATGAACAAAGCCACCGACAAGGGGTTTGGGACACGGAAAACCGATGATCCGGATTATGACTTCTACCGTGAAATCCGAATGAACAACGCCGTGTTCGCAGCTTTCAAGGTACACAGGGCACAGAACGACATGGCAGCGCTGCTGCTGGACAAAAACGGAAGTTTAAAGCCGTTTGAACAGTGGGTGAAGGAAGCCATGCCCATAGCCGACCACCAGATGATCCATTGGCTGCGTACAGAATACGACACGGCCGTCATACGGGCACACCAGGCCGCGGACTGGAGACAGTTCGAAAGGGAAAAGGACATATTGCCGAATCTCAAATGGATGCCGTCCACATCCATACATCCGGGAGCCGACCACAGAATATTCTGGGGAACCATACGCCCCGTCGATGATCCGTTCTGGAACGAGCACAGACCGGGGGACCGGTGGAACTGCAAGTGCACGCTCTCATCAACGGATGAAGCGCCGACAGCGGTACCGGACGAAAACGGGCAGAACAAGGCACATGACGGTCTGGAAAACAATCCGGGAAAAGACGGCAAACTGTTTTCAGACAAACACCCCTACGTTACTGAAGCGCATCCGGGAGCAAGAAAAGCCGTGGACGCATTGACCAAGCGCATCAACGAGATGATAGCCGAAATGCCAGACAACCTGACGCTGGAGGAAAAAACCGACATCGCCCGCAACAATCTCAAGATAGAAAAGGCACTCGGCGTTACCAAAGGCAAGCCGATGACATACGAACAGGCGAACAAGGGAAAGGAGAACCCGAAATTCGGAAAAGAGGAAGGATACCGCGTGAATTGCCAGACCTGCACCGTGACACACATGCTCAGAAGGTTGGGGTTTGACATCGAGGCAAAACCCAACATCAGACAAAGCGCATACAATGAAATGGCAAAACAAGGTATCACATGGGAAGAACGTTTCCTGAACCGGGACGGAACAAAGCCGGATTATGACTATACCTATAAATGGCAGGTCAGAAAGGGATACCAAGTAATGAACGCAAACCGACTGAAGGAATACTTCAGGGAAAAATTCAGAGAGGACGGAATATACGAGATATATTGTGCCTGGAAAGGCGGCTCCGCACACGTGTTCTGCGCGGAGGTGACTGAAGGAAAGACAAGGTTCTTCGACCCGCAAACCGGAAAGGATGATGCAAGCAATTACATACAGAGCATGAAAGCCAACCGTGTGGGAGTGATAAGAATAGACAACAAATTGGTAAATCCCAAAATCATGGGACTATTTATCACCAAATAAACGGGAAGAAAGTGCCAGCCCCTCCTCACCGTCCACCAGACGGCAGGACTGGCCGTCGAACAGAATAAAGGCGGGAAGGCTC